TGACCCCCCTTTTCATGCTATACTATCCTTAGTTCAAACGAAACCAGTGACCATCACTCTTCGCCCCCATCAGCAGAATGCTCTGGATGCGATGCAGCAAAATATCAAAGGTCAGATCATCATCCCCACAGGTGGTGGTAAGACAATTTGCATGATCAAAGATGCTAAGCGTCAATTTGATTGTATTGGTTCTACCACTATTGTTGTGGTTGCTCCTCGCATTCTCCTAGCAGAACAACTCTGTAAAGAGTTTCTTGAAATCATTGATGATGTTGCCGTATATCATGTTCATAGTGGTGAAACTGAACACTTTAGTAGCACTAAACCTGCACTGATTGCTAACTGGCACCGTCAAGCGTATCGCAATCAATTGTTTTTCACTACCTACAATTCTCTGCATCGTATTCAGGAAGCAGGTATTCACGTTGATACAATTTATTTTGATGAAGCACATAATTCTGTAAAGCGTAACTTTTTTCCTGCAACTGAGCACTTTAGTAATGAAGATAATCGTTGCTACTTCTTTACTGCAACTCCTAAACACTCTGCCACCATCTTCAAACCAGGAATGAATGATGCTGCTGTATATGGGCAGGTTATTTGCAATGTTCCTGCACCTAAACTGGTAGAAGAGGGTTATATTCTTCCTCCTAAAGTTGTGATTAAGGAACTTCCTCAAGGTGATTACAAACAGTCTGATAGTCAGAATCTACTTGACACTATTGATGACAATTCTTTAGGTAAGATCCTTGTTGCTGCACGTTCTACTAAACAGATTATCAATCTGATTTCTAAGAGTGACTTCTGTGTTCAACTTCAGAAGCGCGGATATAACTGGATGATTATTACATCCAAAACTGGTGCAATTATCAATGGTGAGAAAGTTTCACGCGACAAGTTCTTCAAAACTTTGAACCAATGGGGTCAAGATGATACTCGCTTTGTCATTATGCACCATTCTATTTTGTCTGAGGGTATCAATGTCAAAGGACTTGAAGCCGTGTTGTTTATGCGGAACATGGATTATATTGGTATCAGTCAGTCAATTGGTCGTGTGATCCGTTTAGGTGGCACTGAGAAGACTTTCGGACTTGTATGTGTGCCAGTCTTTGATAAGGTGGGTATTGGTACTGCTAGGAGCGTAAAAGCGGTGGTAGATACTGTGTTTCAACAAGGTGAACCTGCAATTTCTGTAATTAAGCGATGATTGATTTTACTACATTCCAACTTGATCGACTTTCTAAAGTTTTAAGATCAATTAGTGGTTACACTGATAATAATTTAAGATACCCCAAAGCAGGAGAATTAGTTGAGAAAGCACTTGCCGAATATAGCAATGGTCTTCTTACTAGAGTAAATCTCCCTGGCATCGATCTTGTGACATCTGATGGTGTGAGTTATGAATCAAAAGTAACTCAGTTTTCTAACAAATCTCAGATGGCAGTTCGTTCTCTAATATTGAAGAATCGACGTTCTGCTAAGAATCATAAGGATAAATTAGCAGATTATTTTATAATAACCGATGTAAAAAAAGGTAAGGCATGTTGTATCCCATCATCAAAATTTTATAATTTTAAGGATACTGGTGCGGTAATGACTGCGAGCGCAGATCCAGAACTTGCTGATTTTTTCATGACTGGTTATGATTATCTTGAAGAAATTGGGAGTGTACGGGATTATTTTGATGAATCTGAAGACTTTGATCTGTCATTTATTAAATCTTTGTAAAATCTCTAAAGTCACCCCCCTCCCAGCACAAGATGTGCTATACTATCAGTATCCAGGAACCAAACCATGAAGTGCAAAGTTCAACTTTTTAAAGCGGGAACCGTTTTCGAGGAGGTTGTCGTTGCTGTTGATTATTCTGATGCTAAAAGAGTTGCTTTAGCACGAAACCCTGGAGCAACTGTAATTAGTGTTAATGCAATCTTTGGATGAGTTTTCTAAAACCCTTTATTCCCTTTCCGTCTATTCTTGATACCAAACCTAAGAATCCTCTTGGTTATGTAACCAATGATGGATTATGGGCAGCAGTACCCTGTGGTAAAAAATTTGTCATTATACATAATGGCAGTCACGTAAAGGTATTAAAAACTTACAAACAATCTGTTGATTTTATCAACAACCAACGGAAAACCATTAAAAAGAAGTCACGAAAATGACCGATCAAAAACACCAAAAACGACGCGATGCTCTGGGTTTATTTTATGAGAGTGTTCTAAAACCAGATAATCAACTTCGTCAATGTGCTCATAATCAAGAGTGCTTTAATGAATTAATGGAATGGAGAAAAGACATTATACAGTATTTGGATGAGCGACGAAATCAAGAGTTTCATTACAAAAATAAATAAAAATAAAGAGACATAAATTTATGTTATCTACTGCATATCGCCTTCGTCTTGAATCTATTTGTCGATGTATCGTTAATAATGAAGAAGTAAAATTAGATGATATGATCTGGGCAGAAAAACTTGCCAAATCTCATACCCTTGCCAGGGATTGGATGAAGCAAGCAAGACGACAAGCTGCTCAAGATATTGAGGAAGGTAGTACCGACGATTTTTTGAATAGGATGGGATTAGGGGATCCTGACCCATCCAATCATAAAACGGGATTTAGTAGTGCTGACGATATTAAAGATTGGTTTCAGCAGGATAGATCTGATGATTGGCGACAACGTGATTGATTATGTCTGTATCACAACATGGGATCCTATTTTTGAGATGATACGCTATCATTGGGTACACAAGTCCGAAAAGGATCCTGTGCAATTTGTGAAAAACCTCAACCCAAAAGAGGTACATCTTTGAAGCAACTCTTTATCGTACCTGTTAGTGAGAATGAGTGTGTCACTCACGATGGATATATTCAAATTGGCGTGTTTGATCACTCTGTAGAAAAACATCTAAAGTTAAATCCTACTATTAATTGGCAGGAAACATATTGGATGCCAGACATCTGGGCAAATAGATATAAGAGAGTATCATTTCAACAAACCGAAAAGAAAAACGAAGGTTCACCTAGAACTGATAACGCAACAGATAGTCGCCCTAGAGATTTTCCTGAACAAGCGACTAATAGATTAGAAAGAACATTGTAACTAACATAGGAAAACTAATGAACTCAATAGTGTTATACACGAACGGAAATCAAGAATGTGAACGTGCTAGAATGCTTTTAGAAAAACTTAATACTCAAATACAAGAATATAAATTAAATAACCATTTTACTCAGAGAGCATTTGTTTCTGAGTTTGGTGAAGGTGCGGAGTATCCACAAGTTTCTATTGGATATAAGCATATTGGTGGACTTAAAGATACATTACACTACTTTCAAGAGCATAATCTACTATGAATCCAGTAATTTTAATCGGTTGCTTTACACCACTGGTTTTAATTTTTATAGTAATGAAACTTGCCGTATGGGTGTCTGCAATCAACACAGAAAACTCTTATGTCGAAGGAGAATCCAAAAAATCACACGGACCTTATGTGGCAAATCCATATGAAGACGTTGATGAAGAGGAAGAGGAATTTACAGATCGCACAGATTATCGATGAAGCGATTAATGAGTGGTATTCGCTTCATAACTTACCAGTTCCTGACTGGAAGTATAACCGAGACCCAGATTGGTGGATAGAATATCTTAAGGAACAGGGTATTGACCCTAGGAATAGATAGTGTTATAATACAATTATAATAACCTCACATTATGGATTACAAACCCTATTCAACTGAATGGCACCGTAAGAGGTACCTTAAAGAGGCGTTAGATAAGTATTTTGATGATTATGTAGATGTTGAAATCATTCGTGAAGACATTTATGATATTCTCCATTCTCGTGCAAGTGAAGCATATGAAGAATATGAACGCATAAACAAACTAACAGAGTCTCTCAATGATTAGTTTAAATTTGATAGATAATTATAGCGTTAGTAAATTTCTGATGGATGATAGAGATAAAAATGAAATTTTGTGGCAACTCCACTCCGTAGGGCAAAAACTGGATCCACACTACATCTTAAAACATTATGTTGTAACAGACGACACCACCGTTTGTGAAAAATATGTGATAGAATACAATCACCGAAAAACAACCAATGGAACTGATCCAACCTGAAGACCCCCAATACTTCACCGAGACATCTGATGGAGATTATGGTCGTCATCAATACAAAGTTGTTTCAAAAACTGGTGAAAGCATTGTAGTTGATGACTATATGCAAGCACAAGAAATTTGGTGGAACCGTGGGAGGGGAAAATATATTTCACACATTGAGGTTTTGGATAGGGAAAAGAGTAGTAAAAATGTAAGTAAAGGATTCAAATGAGTATTAGGTTAGGGGAGTAATGATCAACGACTTTTTAGACAACCTAGGTGCTAGACAGTATGAAAAAATGATGGAGAAAAATGCCACTAAGGAAAAAATCTTCTACAACTCAGAAAGCGAAGGCAAAGAGTTCAAAAATGCCTTCCACGCCCCAGAAAAGTGGGAAATCTGGCAAACAAGCAAGTACGACGAAAAGTTCTGGAAAGACTACAATAAAACCCAGAACAAAGAAGACACCTGAACTTAAACGGAAGAAATTATCACAAGAAGAAATGTTCCCATTCAAAACTTTTCCCTTCCGACTAGAATATAAAGATGGAAATGACACCAGAATCTGCCACTTTGAATGCGAAGAGCACAGAACCAAACACATCCAAAGATACAAACTCCGAAAAGGTAGTTACTTCAGCGACAACCTTACCTGAAGATCCTATCGTTCCTACCCTAATGTTTTTGGGAGTGATACTTGCCACATTAGGTGTTATTGTGCTAGGATACTTCAAAGGTAACATGCACTTGCTTACCACACTTAAAGCCGTTAGGGAGTTTTATTCATGACAACCAGACAATTTACATCATCTAGAGGTGATACCTGGGAGTGGGAAGAAACTCCTGAACTTGTTGCCGCAGTAAAGCAACTGGAAAAATCCACACAAGATACTGCACACAAAATTGCCAACCTTAAACTAAAAAGACCTCATGAAAGACAAATCAATAACGGTTGAAGACTACGAAAAGTATAGTGGAGAGTTCTTCGACAAATACTTTTACGTTGCAAAACAACTGGGCGAAGGTGCAAAGGCAGAAGACATCTTGAAAATTATGGAATCTCTTGGTTCTGTTGTTATGAAGAAAAGATTAGAATCTGAAGGTAAAATTGGACCTTTTGGTTTTATTCGTGATCAGATTGAAACTAATAAGGATGGTGTTCCTCTTGTTGATAAACCAGAGGATGTATATCCAAACACAGTAGCAATCTTTGATGAAGAGTCTGGAAAGTGGGGATGTTATGAACTCGGAAACTGAAGTCAAAAAATCTACACTAGCATCAACACTGGGTCCAAACAATACTATTGAAAAAAATATCCCAGAGGATGTTGTGTGGATTGATGATGCTTTCTATGTTAAAAAAAGTATATTCGGTCTCTTTACATCTATTCTAAAAGAACCACTTGGAGCACACTTTCTCACTGGTGCAACTGAGGATGGTATCATTGAAATGTCAAGATGGCATCTTAAATGTCTCCAAGACGGCACACTCCAAAATTATACCCGTGTGGTAAATTCTGGTGTTGTCAGTGGAAAGTTATGATTCGTTCTATTCATATTTGGTTATGGGGGATGATTGCTGAGTTAGAGCATATACTCTATC